GAGCTTATTCGCATTACTAATACGCTGCTCAAAACCCTCTTCCATCTCCGAGATGCGGCGCTCTTGAGCTTTGTGGCGATCAATCCATTTGCCACGCTCATTGAAGAGTTCGTGCGAGACAAAAGCATCAGGTTTGTTTTCTTCGTCGCTAAATTCTTCTTCTGGCTTCCAACCACCCTTCCGCGCCATCTCTTCGCTTGTCGAGATCTTCGGCGATTTGTTTTCAGTGACCTGGTCTTTAGTACCCTCTTCAACAACTTCTTCTTGCGCTTCATTTGCTTGTTCACTCATCGTCTAGTGCTCCAATAATGTGTGAGTCCGGAATGTATCGGTAATTTTCATAGCCTTCGATAGCGCTTTTTTTGCCTTCAAATTTACGGTATTCGATCTTCTGCCCAATCCTTAAGCCCCACAACTCTGGAGGTGTTACGTCTGCCGCACACTTGCCGGATAACTCTTTTTGCCAATCTTCCGCGTCACAGCCAGGATAACCATGGTAAGCAGTAGGCCCGATGGCCCGAACGTACCCAATGCTTGTAGCGTCCTGCTCTTTGTTCGTGAGTGATTCAGGTAGTGCTATACCGCCAGCGGTCATTTCTTCCACTACTTCCATTTCGATCAGTATATAAAACCCTAATGGTTTAATCTTCATCGTTAACTCCCTTGGTTCCATCCGGTGACCAACCCAATATTTGATCGGCAAGTATAGTGGCTCCATCCCGACGATAAAGGCCAACCACAGCTATGTCAGGGGCCGCATCACTTAGGTATTCTTGGAATGAGTCAATAACAGCGAGCTCTAAATCCTCAAAGAATCTCTGTGTTACTTGGGATCTACGCCAGCGGTCGAATGACTCCTGGCTGATTGGGCGCTTGGCCTGTTTGGCTTTGATCTCTAGGATCATTTCTTCTAGCATTATCTGCTCCTATCGCAGTTAGTGACTTGACCGCCGCATTTATCCGTGCTGTATAAACGCTAACGTTGTTTTTAACGTCTTCAGTCTCAGCCTTTTCTAAAGTGAGAATGATATCCGCCAAATCTTTCTTAATCTTACTTGCTGTTTCTTGAATCTTTCTTTCAGTATCAGCATCTAATCTATCTTGCTCTCTACTGAGGATTTCAGTCTGAAGATTAGCCAGCTCCAATTGACTTTGTGCTATTTGATTTTCCATATCTTTGGCATCATTGAACCGCTTCATCTCCTCGGCCTGCTTATCTGTAGGCTCTTCTGGGAATATCTCATCGACATTATCCGAACCTATTCTTTCAAAGAAGCTCTTGATTATCGGCATGGGATTACCGCCGGCGGTAACGACAGATTGAACCTGTGCCAGCTCCACTGTAGCTAGTTGAATTCTTTGGAGCTTCGAGGACATCTCAGGGCTGGCGGTGGGAATTATATCTAATGATTGGTTGTTAAAGTCTTGTTCAAAGTCAGCGTCCGGGTCATCGAGTATTGTTTTATACAATTCAGGGTCAAATGTCCGCTGGTTCAGCTTGAATAATATTCTAAACTCATCGCTCATGCTATCGATAACTCTACCCATTAGCGCAGAAGTGGAGATCAACGCCTCTTGGAGGATTGCCAACGCTGTGGTGGGTGCGGTGTTAGCGTTTATCTGTCCACTGACATCAACGACAGAGGCAAAGTTTCGGCCCTGCTGCTCTAATCTTTCGTTTAACTGAAATAGGACAACGCTAGGTTCAGGGTTGGGGTTGGGTAATAAGCCTGACCGGAGCGAGGCTGGACCAATGTTAGTTTCCACCCAATTACCAGGCTTCATTCGAAGCGGCCCCATCTTCTTTCGGAATCCCTTGGCTAGGAATCCGCCTCCTACGTTTCTCAACGTTCCTGAATCAGTCAGTTGATTGGTAGTGGTGTTGATGCCTTGGACAATGGCACCGAGCAAATGCGAGTAGCCAAGATCTAAGAACGTCCCATCCGGTGACGGTATGAATCCGTACTTAGTGAGTTGGTCCAACTTATTAATTCTGACTAAGTCAATTGAATTAAAATCAGGCTCTTCTGGGGTTATTCCCGCGGCTAAGGATTTGGCGGCCTCGCTTTGTATCCACTTAACTAGATTCATTACTTGCCCAGTTTTGGACTTAATAACGAATGATCTCTCATCGTAAAGCGGAACAATCCTAACGATGATCCCGGTACCCTCGTGAAGGGTCACAATGTAGGGCTCTTCAAGGCTGTCATCATCTAAGTCAGCAAAGCAGTGCTGCTCTAAAAATCTGTCTGGATTATCTGCTGAATCCACAGAGTTATTCTTCTCCGCGCCGCCTTCGTCGCCCTCGGCATCTTCTGGGTAGATATCTTCATCAATCCAGATCCCTGCATTCTGTCGGATCTTCACACCGTTCTTATCAATGGATAGTATCTGAGTGAATGACCGGCAATCCTCCATGCTCGTTGTCGCTTGGTTGATAGCGAAGTCGGGGTATTGAATGGTGTGTGATACGTTCTCGCCGATAGTTGGATCGAATACTGTCTTTTTGAACAGACAACCTACGTTCGGCAGGACATACAATAAACGCTTCTGTTCTTTGCGCCAGCCTTTCATGCCGTGGTTAATTTGATAGTTCATAGCTTCAGTGACGCGCTCAGAAGCCTCTCTCTTCTGGCCCTGTAGGTCTCTGCCTATAATGTCAGTCTTGATCAGGTTGCGCATCCTGATTAGTTCTAGTGATGCTTTATCGCCAAAGCTGATAGATGCTTCAGATAGTAGAGGTGATTTGAAGTTACTAGCCCCATCCCACGGCGTAGACTTAGCGTTATACTCCTGCTTCATCAAGTCAATGCCTTTCTCAACTGAATCAATCCAGTCGCCCATCGAGCCTAGGTCTTCGTTGAATTGTCGCTTAACCCGCTCAGCCAAGGCGGCCAGCATCTCTTTGCCACCATCAAGCCCCTTAACGTCATCAACAATATTCTCTTTACCGAGAAAGCCTACTAGATCTTTGATTGCCATCAGTATCCCTAAATAAAGTAAGTTTTCTTAGGTTTGCCGCAGTCTCTAAGGCGCTGCTTTTGCAGTGCCCCGTATTCTTTGTTTTTCTTTAAAAACCTTTTACGTCCAGATTCGCATTGATCTTCATATTCTTTCTTTGCTACATCTTCAGGCTTATCGTAACCGTTTACTGTGTATGTCATTTAGTATCCCATCGCGTTAGTTTCGTGGTGGCCTTCATCGTAATCATCTTCATCTTCATCTTCATTAACGTACCCGCCAACAAAGCCTAAAAATAAATACTGCTCTGCATCGGATGGGTGAGAATACTTGTTTTTATCAGGCTTGTCCCTGAATCTCTCCTCCGATCCTGCGATCGCCACCCGCTTATAGTGATAGCTGCCAGCCTTACCCTTCCTTAGTGAAGCACACACCCTGTTAAGTTGATATGCCGGCTCACCATCAACCATCCTATTTAGAAATTGAGTAACTGCGTCTATACGCTCAGTAGGGTCATTGGTGGGTGCCGCCTCAGTAATGAAGCCCATATCCAATAATTCATCACCTTCATATTCATCATTAAGAATACGTATAGATGACTTTCCTTCGCCTTCGCCTCTATTGTTTCCAGCTGGATCACCATAGCTAAAACCAATACTAAAGTCTTTAAAGTATTTTTGGAGAAAAGGTTTTACAACATCCCTGGCAAACGTTCTAACATCCATATCCTCCGACACCAACTCAAAGATAACTTTTGCCCGGCCTCTATCATCTAACTGCCCGCCTATAATCGCTGGCGTTAGACCAAAATCCCAACCTAAACACAGATCCAATCCTTTAATAGCTTTCACGCCGCGTTCGGGGCAGTGGATATTATCACTATAAGATGGGTAGACAGGCCTGCCCTCTACGATTATTCCGTAATTACCTAATACCATTACGTTGATATGGTCGTCAGTGTTCCCGGCTATCATATCTAAATAATACTGATAGCCACCCGGCAAGTACTCTATATTCTCAGCGTCAGGATTAGGCTCGTACGTCCCATCATTATTCTTAACAAGAGGTGGCGGACCGTTAAAGAAATCAAAAACTCTTTCTGTCTCAGAGATTGCTAGTTTTTTATTCTTAGACTTGCGTAGACAACCTTCCTCTGCTAGCTGATACCACCAGTGGTCATCATCTGGTGGATTAGTGTCCATTATTAGGGCTTTACGCTTGCAGGGCTGGTATCTGCCCTCGTTATCACGTGGAGCTTTGTAGTCATCAGTGTCCTCGTAGCCATCAATTACCGATGGATATCTGCCTATCCGCTCCCTGGAAGCTTTCACTACCGAATAAGGCAGCTGCTTAGCTTCGTTCAGAAATATCCATGTAGCTTCTAGGGATAGGAGCTTCTTAACATCTTTATCCGTATCCATAGCTAAAAAGTAAACTTCCATTTCGATGAATGTACCATCACCTAATGAGCGCTTCATTGTGGTCATGATGACGGGATGCATAATTACCGGAGAGATTGATTCAGGTATCCACTGCTTCCAAGTGTTGAGAGTAGTTGTTCTTAATTCGGGGTTAGTATTCCTAACTATAACTCCCCTGCTCTTCCTTACTCCGCTGGAGTTAGGCCATTGATCTTGGGAGATCCTAAGCCCCTCCATAATGCATGCAACAGACTTACCGTTGCCTACCGGTCCTTTGATACCCCTGCATACTTTTTCACTTGAATGGAAGGCGGCACCCGTCCTAGACGCAGCGTAATTAATATTCATTAATTCTTATAATCCAAATTAAAAGTTACATCGCCCCCAATATTTAAATCAACCGACTGTGCTGCTTTGCCATCTAATCGATCTACTATCATTGATGCCGCTTGATGGTCACCATCTTTGGCTTTCTTAATCTGAGCGTTCCAGATCTCTACTAGCGTTTTCATTTTAGTAGAGACAGGAGCCTCTTCACCCCCATGACTAAGGGCCACCTCTAATGCTTGTTTGGCTTGTCTGCCAGAGCTAGCATTCTTATTGCCTTTTTGCCCGCCTCTCTCTGCCATTTGACTCCAATCCAACTATTTGAATGTGTTAATCAATAACTTACGTGTATTACTCGGATACTGAAAGAGAAGAGGGTAATTCGGGGTGATGGACTTCACAGATTAAATTGTCCACTTGTTCATGCGAAGTAACTGCGTTAAATCTATGGTGCGCCCGAAGCTCGTTTAATATTCCAGCTTTCATCTGTTCACATGCTTGTTGCCATAGTATCCAATCAGTTCGCATATTGTCACTCGTGCCGTCAGCATATGACACGCC